CGGCCTTATTTCGAGGATTAGACCATGAGCAAACCACATTATCGACTCGTCAAACTGCGCGACTGCCCCGACGGTGCGCGCGTGTTCTATATTACCAAAGCATTCCGACGTGTTTACCTTGTCACTGTTATCACTCAATCAGCGCGAAAAGGCGTATCCTGGCTGCATTTCGGGCACCAATTCGACATTAACGCGGCCCGTACTACCTGGGACCATAACACTCGCGTATGGATGCCCGTATGAAATTCAGACGCCGAGAGTATCAGAAGCTGATCACCGCCTTCGCGCTGAAGCATGCGCGGTGCAATATATGGGCCACCATGGGTTCAGGCAAGACCGGGTCCATGTTGTGGGTTGTGAACAAGCTATTCCAGATGGGCGAGTTAGTGGACGGCGTTGACCGCGTCATAGTGCTGGCCCCGCTGCGCGTCGCATCCGGCACCTGGCCGCAAGAACAGGAACAATGGCAGTTCTCATGCCTGCGCGTCGTCGACGGCACCGGGGCCGAAAAGCAACGCATCGCCGCGCTGAACTCAAACGCTAACGTAATCTGCATGAACTATGACGTCATCGAATGGCTGATCGACTACTACGGCGACGCCTGGCCGTTCACGATGGTCATTGCCGATGAGTCGACGAAGCTGAAGGGCTACCGCTCGCGCCAGGGTAGTAAACGCGCCCGTGCGCTCGCTGCGATCGCGTTCAAAGGCGTTAAGCGCTGGGTAAACCTGACAGGTACGCCAGCACCGAACGGCCTGAAGGACTTGTGGGGCCAAACATGGTTCATCGACGCGGGCGAACGCCTCGGCACCTCATATAAGGCGTTCACCGATCGCTGGTTTATCAGTAAACCCGTCACCCAGGGCAGTTACACGATGACGCATGCCCCGCTGAAGAACGCCGAGAAGCAGATCCACGCTAAACTGGCCGACTGCTCATTGACGGTCGACGCGGCGGAGTATTTCGGCGTGGATAAGACGAACTACATCACGGTCTCTGTCACCCTGCCGCCGAAAGCCCGGCGTCTGTATGACGAATTCGAGTCCGAACTGTTTGCCGAACTGGAAGAAGGCACTATCGAAGCCGCAAACGCCGCCACTAAAACGATAAAATGCCTCCAGCTTGCATCGGGTGCCGTGTATAAGGTCGACGACGACGGCGACCGTACAGGCGAGTGGGCGCAAATCCACAATGCGAAGCTGGACGCGCTGGAATCGATCGTGGAAGACCTGAACGGCGCGCCGCTGCTGGTTGCGTATCAGTATAAGCACGACCTGGCGCGCCTTAAGAAGAAATTCCCCCAGGGCCGGGAAATGGGTAAGGGGAAGAAGGGCGTTGCCGACATGAAAGCATGGAACGCGGGCGAAATCCCGATCATGTTCGCACACCCGGCATCAGCAGGACACGGTCTTAACCTTCAGGACGGCGGCCACCATCTGGCGTTCTTCAGCGACACATGGAACTTTGAACATTTTGCCCAGATAGTCGAACGTATCGGCCCGGTACGTCAACACCAGGCAGGACACCCGCGCCCGGTATTCGTCTATCTGATCCAGGCGAAAGACACCTTAGACGAACTGGTAGCCTCGCGCCGCGACGGTAAACGCGACATCCAGGACGAATTGATGGACTACATGAAAAGGAAGAAGCGCAAATGATTATCTGGTCGCTGTTTGACGGTTCTGGCCTCATGGTCGAAAAAGCGGCGGAGGCGGGGCATAAATGTATCTGCTTCAACTACGACGGGGCTGATCACGGCGGATACCAGGCGCACCGTCTTACCACCCGTGGAGTACGCTATAAGAACGTGTTTATCGACATGGGCTTCGTAGACCGCGCGCTGGATGGCGAATACGGCATTCCTGACCTGATCTACGCGTTCCCTCCATGCACGGATTTAGCGTCATCCGGCAGCAGGCATTTCGCGAGCAAACTGGCGAAGGACCCACTTTGTCAGATTAAAGCCGCACAGACCGCGAAGATAGCCGCGTACCTCGGGGAGTGGTTTGGGGTGCCGTATATGATCGAAAATCCGCGCGGGAGGTTGTCCACCCTGTGGCGCAAGCCGGATCACCGCTTCGACCCATTCGAATACGGCCGCTACCTGCCGCGTGACGATGTTCACCCGCAATTCCCGGAGTACATCCGGGCGCGGGACGCGTACCCAAAGGAGACCTATCTTTGGACCGGAAACGGGTTTATTATGCCCGCAAAACGCCCAGTCCGTGTTCAGGATGGTTTTTCAGATCAGTATAAAAAACTCGGCGGCAAGACCGCCCGCACCAAATTAATAAGGTCACTAACCCCGCGCGGATTCGCTGCCGCCGTTAACATGGAAAACGCAAAATGAGAAAGAACGCAACAATCACCCCGGTAGACTTCTCTGTGGCCTACCTGAAAGCGCACTTCACCTACAACGCGCACACGGGCGAGATCCGCGAGCAGGGGACCGGGTCGCGCATCGGTTCGCCTAACTCCCAGGACGGCGGTACGCGCATCCCGCACAACGGGAAGGACATGTCCGGCGCGCGGGTGGCGTGGATTCTGGCGACGGGCAAGAACATCCCGGTTGGGTTCGCCATAACCCTGCGCGAGCGCACGCCAGGACACTACGGCAACCGAATGAATAACCTCCAGCCTGTCGACATTGTAGCGAATCCGAATATTTTCGAATAAATTGGTTGCATTCTAAGATTGGTTGCGGTAACTTTAAGGCGTTCCATAGTGGAGCGCCTTAATTTTAGGAGTGAAGAATGAAAGCGTTAGCTGAAGAAAAATTATATTGGCAAAACGAAGCGTTCAAGGCCCGTGATCTGGTGGAGAAACACGCCGCCGCTACCCGAAACGCGCGTGACGAAATCGGCGTTAAAGTTGCCACCATTCAGCGCGACCAAGTGCGCCTTAACCACGCCACCGACCTGATTAAAACCCTGGCGCGTATGGCTGGCGTTGATCTGCCCGCGATGAACTTAACAACAATAGGTCCTGAATATCTGGCTGATATAGCAGATATCGTGACGCGCGAAGAGAAAGAGCGCAGCCACCGCGCGGCCCCACCAGATCACGAATACTTCCACGTGGCATGGTACGGCAACGGCGGCCCGTATATGGACGCGCGCAAGCTGACACGGGAAGACGCGGTGAAAAACCGGGCGATATTCAAGCCGGGCGGCAAAGTCAAACTGTATGCGCGGGTGCCTAAGTGAATAAGGCAGACCAGAAAGATAGCTGGCAGTCACCGCCTGAGATATTCCTGCCGCTACACCATAAGTTTGATTTCAAGTTTGATATGGCGGCGAGCGATACCAACCACCTGCTGCCGTTGTACTACACGAAAGAGAATAGCGCGCTGGACGCGCGCTGGTCCAAGCTGAACGGGTGGAAGTGGTGTAACCCGCCGTATTCCGATCCAATGCCGTGGGTGCAGGCGGCGGCGCGTGGCCGCCGTACGGTGATGTTATTGAACCAGGACACGTCCACTAAGTGGGCGCGCCGGGCCAGGAAAAAGGCCAACCTGATAATCCTGCTGGATTGGCGGGTTAAGTTCATCCATGCCGTAACAGGCAAACGCGGGCCGAGCAATAACAAGTGCCAGCAGATCCTAATCTTCGACGAGAAGCCGCCTAAAGGAAAGGCGGACGTCGTCATCATGAGTCTTAAGGAGTTTTATGCGTATTGCAATTATAGCGGGTAACTATGCCACGGCCGCTGAGCTTAAAGAAAAGTACGGCCTGGACAGAAGCCGCGATGACGTGCGGGTGTTTACCCAGCGCGAAATGATGATGGGGATGGACTTTAGCGGGTGGCTGGTCGTCACCTCCGATTTTGCCACCCTTGTACCCGTCCACGGCAACCTGGGCCGTGAACTTCGTTATCAAATTCTGGAGTCCTACCTGTGAAATTATTAATTTGTGATCTGGACGGCGTTGTGAATGCCGTATCCGACGTGCGCGCCCACCTGGTGCCGATCTACGTCGATAAATCGCATTACTGGTCTGAGTGGCACAAGGCGCACGAATACGAACCAATCAACCCGGCGGTGCGAAGCATGTTGCAGGCTTACGTCTCCCTGGGCTTCGAGATCTGCTATATGTCATCCCGGCAGAATACGTGTTCTGAATCCACGTCGCGCCAGTTAGTGGGTAACGGGTTCCCTAATGGGTCATTAGCATTGCGCCGCCCGCAGGATAACACCCCTCCCGTCGAAATGAAGGCGGACACCCTGGGCGCGCTGCTGTGCTATTCGAAGGTCGAGCAGTTGGTAATTTTCGACGACGACAAAAACAACCTGGACGCGATGGTGGCGGAGGCCGCGAAATTCGGAGTCCCCTGCATCCCGATCCACATTTCCAAATTTATTGGTTGCAATTAAAAGTTGGTTGCATTATCTTAATCTCAACGGGGCGGATTGGCCGCCCCGCAATTGAGGAATTCACTATGCCGTACTGGTTAGCCATTCTGATAACAACCGTTGCCGTTCTCGGCACCTCTTATGTAGGGTATTAATATGAAAGCACACGAATTAGCACAACAAGCCGCCGACATCCTGAAACAACGCGGCATCGAAAACGGGTACGACGCGGGTGAAGAGCGCAGCGCGGCGAAAATCGCCACGGTGTTCAACGCCATTACCGGGCATAACCTCACTGAACAAGATGCGTGGATGTTCCTGATCTGCCTGAAGCTGGTGCGCCAGCAACGAAGCCTCGGCGTAGACCACCTGCTGGATCTGTCAAACTATGCGCTTCTGCTGGCGGAGTCCCACGGCAACCAGGACGGCGCGAAGGTCACAGGTGGCGCATACACGGTTACAATGGGCGTTGGTGCCGGGAAATCGCCGACGATCAATGATGCCGTCCTTCGTGGCACGATCACCTGCAACAATAGCGCCCCCGTTTCGCACCAGACCATGCTGGACCTCGGATATGAACTGAAGCCTACAATCAACGACGAGCTTCTTTCCGAAGTCGTGAAGGACGCGATCCGCCGTATGTGCCGTCCCGGTGGCGAATTGTGGGGCCGCAAATGAGTTTCGGTGAGTTTCACATAGACGGCAAGCAGTTCGCCCTGGCTGGGCTGCTGTCCTCAACTGAGTACGACCAGTGGAAGCATAAATCCGACGCATCCAAAACGTCCCGCCTGGTCGGGGTGCTGGGCGAAATGTTCGGCGCTATGTACCTTGAGACCGTTACCGGGTCCCGCTCTGTTATCGCCCAGGGCCTGCTTCACCGTATGGGACTCTTCGCGAAGAACACCCTGGACCGGGGCGATATCGTGGTACTCGGCAAGCGAACCATCAAGCAGGGGCCAAACTACGCGCCGTATAGGGTCGACTCCGTAGTTCAGTATGAGATTAAGGCGTCATCCACCCCGACATATCGCGGGATGATCGAATGCCGTTCAGCCCGGGAATATGCCGAACGCTATTGCGTGGGCGTGGTGTTAATCTCCGTCCACGTCGGCGACAACGAAGCGTATGGCGTGGTGGAGGATGTGGCCGACCCGCGCGACATTGTGGCTTACTGGCCTGTGGTGGATGTGGACGGGGTGCCGTACTACGAAAGCCCGCTTGTCCGCCGGAAAATAAACTTCGACCTGAAATAATAATAATAATAATAATAATAATAATAATAAAGGGGCCAATTTGCCCCTTTTTCTTTACTGCTCTTCCGGTTTATATGCCGGAGTTCGTCCACCAGAAGATTTTTATAACTCCCTCAATTTACCTTCAAGCGATTCAACTTTTTTTGACAGAGCCTGAATAGCAAGCAAGGCGTCAAGAAGCAGGGCGTTATTGTCCAGGCTGTAACGCTCAGTGTCTTCTTGTGTATCAGGATTTCTGTCGAGGTTCAGATGAACGTACTGCGGGTCGATCTCCATTATTTCCTGGGCTATCACGCCACGACGTACAGCCCTTTTTTTGTCAGCTTTAAATACAAAACTTACAGGCCGCATACGGTTGATATTATCCAGGGAAACTATCGGGTCAATGTCTTCCACATCATCTTTGAAATTAATGTCAGAAGTCCCTGTTAATGCCAGGGTACCACCGGACTGCGGGAACATAACACCAAACGAATAGGCCCCACCAACATATTTGTAATAGTACAAATCATTACTGTTGATATACGCGAGACGACAGCGGACGGTACCCCCAGCCGAGTAGATTTCCATCTGACCATAACCGTCTCCGTTGGAGATAAGCCTCAACTGAGACGAATAATTACCTCCCCCTACTAATAACCTTTGGCTGAAAGTAACGCCATCCGCATCAAGTAAAGGAACCACGTTTCCTGTAACGCCAGTATCCTTCGTTGCTGATGTTCCCAAACCGAGGTTTGTGCGAGCGTCAGCGGCATTCGTTGCCCCGGTCCCGCCCTGGTTGACAGGAACAGCTCCGTTCGTTTTTAGGGCAGCGGTATTAGCCAGGTATCCCCACGAAGGCCCGGTGAACGTCTGACCATTCGGCAGCGTCACAGTTACGCTCTGTGAGTTGCTGTAGATGCTTCGCCAGTTGGTCGAGTCGGCGATCAGCATGCGCATTGCTTTTTGTGCCTGGGTGGTCACTCCCATGGTCGCAAGGGCCATCGACCCGACCGGGACCCCATCCCAGGCCAGGCCGGATGCCGTAGGGCCGTCGAAAGGCGCTGATAGAACGGCCGCCGTGTTACTCGTCACGGACTCCACCGCCAGCGTATATGGCACCTGTCCGATTGTGACCACGACAAAGGCCCCGGCGGTTAACTCCGTGGTGAATGTGGTACCGGACCCGGTGAAGTTTTTACTGTTATTAGTTAGTGAAATAGTACCTGCCGACATTCGGACACCTCTTAGTTGCAAAGATTAATTGGTTGCGCTATTGTTACTGCGCGAATTGGTCTCATTGAGAAGGATGATAGCATGAAAAGTTTAAAAGTCGCGATCGTGGGTGTTGCCGTTGGTCTTGCCCTGGCGGGTTGTACTGTGCGTGATGGCCTGCCGGGTATCGCTAAACCTGTTGTAGACCCAGCGCCTATCGAATGGGACGGCGAAGGCCATCTGGTGCGTGATACCGAAAAGCTACCGATGACGGGGGATTGGTGCCAGCATTATGACCACAAAGACCGTCGCTGGGGTAGTCCGTCAAACTGCGTAGCAGACTATTAATAAAGGGGCCAATTGGCCCCTTTCCTTTTATGCGAATGACCCTGTACCGCGAGCGATTGTAACCGTTGGTGCTAAAATCTGCTTATTCACCGTGTTCGCCGATATTGCCGTAAAAGTAACGGGAACCTGCCGTGATGTCACATTTCGCACCGCATGGCGGAATACGAACCAGTTTCCCTGCGTACCGCTCCGCAGAGCTACGTTAGAAAACGTTTTAGTATTACCGCCAATATTAATAGTGACATCCATAATGGTGTCGCTGTTTGCGGAAGCATAGAAAACAGCTTCGGCCAAAACTGCTTTATTCAAATTCCCTGTGGACGAATCGGTATAGGTTACGGTTCGCGCCGCGTTCGTGCCCCCCGAGGCCGTCGCATCCGCCCCGATACCAACGTTGGCCACGTCTCCCACGAAACTGGTAGCCTCAACCGTCCCGGTAAAGCTGCCGGATGTGGCGTTGATCGATCCGGTGAATGACCCGGTGTTCGCGTACACCGCGCCGCGCACGACCACGTTATTAAACTCGGCGTTACCGGACTTCGGAAGGTTCCACCCGGTAGACCCGGATACGAAGTTGTTAGAGCGCAACGTGTCGCTGATCTGCGCGAAGCTGATCGAGGCGTTGTTGATGCGTGCCGTGTCAATGTATACGGCACCGCCAGACACGATGAACGCGGATACCAGCGTCCCGTTGCTCGGGTGCATGATATAGAACTGGTCCGCTTTAAACGCGATGCGGGAGATAACGCCCGACCCGTTGGCGATGGTGGAAAGCACCATGCCCGCGTCGTAATACGTGCCGTTGTACGTCACGCCCGCCTTAAGCGAGTAAATTGCCGACCCGGACGTTGCCGTGAACTGGGACGTCATTTTCTGCTCAATGGCTGCGGATTGCTGCCCAAACTCGGCAGCTACCTGCACTTTGTAATCCGCCAGCGCCTGGGTTTGGGTCGCGATAGCCTGCTGGTTTGTCGCGATAGCCGCTTCGTTCTGCGCTATAGCGTTGCCGTTCTTATCAACCTGGCCTTCAACCGTGCCGAATCGTGCAGCAACACTGGTCTGGTATTCCGCGAACGCCTGATCCTGGGTTGCGTTGGCTGTTTGCAGAGTGTAAATCGCGGATTGCTGTTCGTCATATTGTGTGGCCACTAAGGTTTCAAGCTGGGCCAGCGCCTGGGTCTGGTCCGCAATCAGGTTGTAGTTGACCTGAATGTCCGCATAGATATTGCCGAACTCAGCGCGCTCGCTAAGAATACTCTGATGGTCCCCCAACATGGATTCGTAAATCCCTTCCGGCGTCGTGTTGATTTTTTCCAGCAACACCTTGCCGTCTTCCGCCGATAGGAAACTTTCATCCAACCCCTTCATGTAGTCATTGACGTTATCGCTGACCTGGCCCTGCACGACGTTAGACCAGCCTGACAGATTCCCGGACTTATCGGCAACACGGGCGCGGGCGTTCAGGTAGATCCCGAACTCAAGAGACGTTTGCGCGTAGTCATCCGCCGGGTAGGGGGCGTTAGTAACGAATGCCCAGGTAGATTGCCCTGGCACCTGAACCTGCAATTCGGTGTAAGAAATATCCGAAGCGGAGTTATTCAGGTCCCACTGCCACTTAATCTGGTGAAGACCAGATTCTGCCGCCAGCATGACCGGGGCGTTGAGCGCACCAATACGGCCTGACACGGAAGTAATGGCCGATGACACCCAAGGCGACGACGTCTCCCCCATACCGATGGCGCGTACGCGGGCCTGGTAGTTACCTTCAAACACGTTTTCAACGCGAGCGCCGTTTGATGCGGTGCGCGGTAGGTTTACCCAATCGTTACCCCAGGATACGCTCGTGTCCTGCAAGCTGGTTCGCCGCCACTGGATTTCGTAAACCATCGCGTTAGGTACTGGAGGGAACACGATATCAACGTTGGTGATCAGCACACCCTGGCTACTAACCTGTGACGGGGTCAGGGTGACACTGGCCGGGCCTTTCAGTGTGCTGTCCGGGACCTGGGTGTAAATCCCGGTATCCAGGCGCGATCCCCTATCAACGGCATCATATTTGGATTCGTTGTACTCCACGCCGCGTACGGTGAACGTGTTGTTCGCGTCGTCATACTGAAGATCCGTAATGCGGTACTGCTGAACCTGGATGTCGTCGCCGTCAACCACGAACGGCTGGTTCGGGATCGGGTCTGCGCTCAGTGCCGAGTCGAGCGTAACCGACGTGCCGGACACGGAAACGATGTCGCGTGTTTCCATTTGCCCGCCTGCCGTGCGCACGATGAATCGATCACCAGGGCGGAAGGTGATTTCCTGGTCCGTAATAACCACGTTACGGTTGCCGGGTGGGTCCATGAGTCGGCCGCCACGAATCTCGGCACCGCCGGAAATGTTCACGTCCGCGATCGCCACCACCGACCCAGGGATATAGAACAGCCCTTCCAGGCCAACCTGGAATGACACCTGTGAATCGAGTTGGTTCGTGATTAACGCCCAATGCCCACGACGCTGCGCTTCACTTTGGCGGGTACACCCAATAGCCGAGAGGGAAAGCTGATTAATCTTGTAGCGGCGCACCAGTTCAGCCCGCATGCCGTTTGCGATCGCGTCGGCGTAGTGGTTGGCCGGGTCTCCGTACGCCACCGAGAACGTGGAGTATCGAGTTTTCTGGCTACCCGTGGCGTAGTCGAATCGGCCTTCGATAACGTTGGCGTTATTCAGTACGTGCGCCGCTGATGTCACTGGCTGGTCACTAATGAGGTTCAGCATCTGATTACCCCACCACGACATTCCCGCGAAGATCGAAGCCAGGTCCTTAAGTACGGTCCAGGCGTCGGTCTGTGCCTGAATGTACATGTCATTCTTGAAGCGGATTTCCTGGCCGCCGTTGCCGTCCGGGACTAACTGGTCGCAACGCTGCGCAATCTGGTAAATCGCGTAACGGTTCAGCATTTCAGGCTTGATACGGCGACCCAGGCCGAGGCGCTCTGTTATGCAGATGTCATACCAGTGCCACGCCGGGTTATCAGTCCAGGCTCGTTTGAATGTACCATCCCAATTGCCGCTATACGTGTGCGTTACCGGGTTATAGTTGGTAGGGACCAGTACCTTGCGCCCTTTAGCGCGGATCGACACCAGGGGGATGTTCTGGAACGCCTTCGCATCGAACTCGACGAACAGCAACGCCGTTAGCGGGTAGCGTAATCGGGCGTCGATAATTTCCGTGATGGACTGCACCTGGAAGGCGTTAACCACACGGGCGTCGGTTGAATCGTTAGTGACGCGGCGAACCTCGACACGCCAGGATGACGCGGCACCGTCCGGTAACTCAATGCGGTGATCGCGCTCATAGAGAGACATCGTCTTACCCACGGCGGAGAAATCGAACGTCTTCGGCGAGGCATTGTCGGTGTAAACCACGATCTGATAATCAATGCGGCCGCCTACCAGGTCCCCGTCATCTTCCTGGGTGTACAGCGCCGGGATTCCGATGCGGATGCGCACGGCATCAAGTCCGAGGTTGTTGATCTGGCGCACCCACGGCTGGTTCTTCTCAACTTTTACGCCCACCGGGATTTCACTTTCAACCGCAGAGAAGCCCGGAATAACGCTCTGCGACTGTGTGCCAGGGCGAAATTCGACGCGGGTGTTCGGGAAGTTCTCTGACCCGTCCGCGTTCTGTACCGGAGTCCCTCCCAGGTAGACGCGCTGCCGTAATTCGTTGGCAGTTGGGATGTTTTCGAATTCGCCTTCGCCCAGGGCGATAAGCATGCGGACTTTAGCCAGGCTGTGCAGGCTGTCCGGTGTTTCCTGTGGGGTGTGCGGCTTTCCGCCGCCGCCTTTATGCCCAGATACTGAATGTTGCTCAATCATTCGTGATAATCCTCTGCCACGATACCCGCCGAAATTACGTTGCCCCCGATCTCGCGTTCGCCGAGCAGGATGCCAAGCGCGGTCCCCTGTGCGGTTGTGTTGACCGGGCCTCCGAATGCATACGACGCTTTGTTGTCCACATCCTCGCGCGTCTGTAACCCCTGCGGTTGAGGTGATAAAAGCTGCATTGCACCGCCGAGAGTCAAAGACACGCCGAACGAGAAGGTGGCTGCGCCTATTGCCGCCGCCGTTGTTGCTGATGCGCCAAACGCGGCTGTCGCAAGCCCGCCAGTGTAGAACGATGCCACGATAACGGCAACCCCAACCAGCAACTGCCCCAGACCGCCCGACTTCGCACCGCCGATCACAGGCGCGATGGTGATAACCCGGTCGCCGTGGGTGTGGTTCAGTTCGCCGACATCGCCCATGACGTGGTTGCCCTTACGGACTTTGAACGCCATCCCGTGAAGGTGCGCCTGCATCATGAAATCCTGGAATCCAGGCAGTTTTACGCATAGCCCCGTAATACCCTCGCCGGGGGTGAAACAGTCCAGTTTATGAACCTTGCCGAACCGCTTGCCGAGCGGTCCGAACAACTTGAAGGTGGTCATAGCCATTCGGAAATTTCCTCTGGTAAATCTTTATGTCGCACCCATTTAACCACATTTTCCCGGAAATACCCGCCACCAAATGGGATCACGTCCGACAGGTTGCCGAAAGTGTGGTGTAGTAGCTGGTTATTCGGAAGGAAAATCCCGGCGTGGTTCGGGACGTCCGCCGCGATCTGCATGATGACCATTGCGCCAGGGGTGTTTGGCTCGCACTCCCGGAACCCGGCGGAATACCAGTTATCCATGTAAAGGTTCTCACCCCGCGTCCACCATTCATACGGAACGCGAAAATCGCGCAATTTAACGCCCTGTAGTGAATGCCACGCCATAACCAGCCCATAACAGTCCGTGACGCCGAGAACGAAACGGCGACCCCTTAGCGGCTGTTCCTGGGGGTCTATCTCGGTGTACTCGCCATTCTCGGCAATGATGCCCCATACTACACCGCTGCCGTTGCATCCATTCACATCGGCCAGGCTCGCAGTCGGCTCAAGCTGGTCCGGGTGCGAGTGGATGACGCGGATGATTTCGCCCGCCTCTTCAGCCTGCATCCATTCGATATCGCTGATCGCGAATGAATCCAGGGTGGAACGGTTGCCGGAGGGGTCTGAAAATACGTTCGTGCACGGACGATAGAACTGTTTACGGCCAACCTGAACAACGAGGCCGCAACATTCGTGCGGCGCTTCGGCTTTCATGTGGGCGATGATTTCGCCCATTACTTTTTTAGTTAGCATGCTTATTTCCCGATCAACTGAGACCCAGGGAACCCGCCGAAATCCATATCGGCAGATTTCGGATTATCGTGGCCCTGTCCGAAGCGTAACAGGCAGTCCTTCATATACCCGCCGCAACGGTCCTGTTCCATCGCGATCACCTCATTACCTCGGTCATCATAATACTTGATGCCCGGCGCTAACAGGTTCCAGGTACAGCCATCGCCGCTGGCGTATTTCCCGGTCATCGCCCACTCGCACATATTCAGGATCTGGCGGCGCGGCACCACCATCCCTTCAAGGTCCGTTGGGCTTACCAGGGTGAACGTGACGGTCTTACCAGGGTTGCGGCCGGGCTGTGCGTCAATATAGAACGTCTGAACCATCTTCTGTTCTGGGTCTGGGTCGCTGCCGTTGTCCAGGAATTTGGCGAACGTGTCGATGATTTCGACCTTAGCGCCTAAAAGCTGCTCATGGTTCAGGGACAGGCGCGTTATCACGCCCCCAATATCGGCAACGTTGAACGTCGGTTCGGCTGGCTGGTCTGTAGACATACCCAGGCCGGATACCTCGAAAGGCCAGAAGTCATACTGCTGGCCCGCGAAGAAGATGGATTTAGGCCCCAGTTTGGTTTCATCACCCCCCGCCGCTTCGATCTCTTCCGGGGTGTGCGGGATGAAGTTGTAATGGAAGTAATGGTGGCCGCCGCCGATCGCACCGTCGCCCGGTTCCACGTCCTGGGCGTCAACATGAATCAGGCGAACACGGCCAGACGGATCGAACCGGGTCGCTTCCCGGTAAAGTTTATTAAGCGCCATTTACGAAGCCCACCGCTGTTTTAAAGGTTGCCGATACAGTGGCTGTAAGTCGCCCCTGAGGCGTATATGTGAGGCTGGACGCATCGACGATATACAGCCCTGTCTCGCCGTCCGTTGTGGTGAACTTGAACGGCGTTACAAAGTGTTTCCGAAGGAAGGCGTAGACATCCTTTGGGTTGGTGTGCTTGTCGTTGGTCTGCCCGGTAAAGCTGAACGCCTGCTGTTTGGTTTCCGGGTTAGGGCCGTCTGAAATGTTTTGCCCGTAGCCGTTGCCGAACTGAATTTCCTGTGTGCGGAAGCCGATAGACACCGCCGCGCCGTCCTGGATCTGATTAGGCCACCAGTAGGGCCAAACTGCAATTGCCATAAAAAACCCCCGTTCTTTCGATTGGGGGTTAGTTTATCACCGTTTGTACAGGATGCCACCTGGCCGCGTTTGCTTCGCGATTTCGGCTTTCACCGCTTCGGTGATCTGCTTGCCGAACGCCGCCGCTGCCTGGGCGTTCCCGGTGCCGGATACCGATGTCGATGTCTGCCCGGTTCCCATGTTAACGTTCGTCTCGACGAAGATTCCCCCGGCAGCACCCGACGCCTGGACACCCAGCTTGCCGTCAGGTCCGCGCGTCAGTGGCATGATCGCTTCCGGTCCCGCCTCGCCCATCAACCCGGCACCGTTCGCGAACGCCTTCACGCCGTAGTTGAAGAACGTCGGCTGTGTGACAATCTGACCCGAGAATGCCGACAGATTACCGCCGGAATAAGCCCCGCCTTTCGCGTTCGCCGTCAGGCTGGCGAAGATATCCCCGAAGAGGGACCCGCCCGAACCTTTACCAAAGATGGACGCCAGCGACTTAAGAGCCGAGGACGTCGCCAGGCGGACCAGTTCGGCCAGCATGGTATTCACCAGGTCCTTAATACCGAATTTCCCCGTCGTGAAGAATTCATCCAGGGAGTCCGTCATTGCGCTGAAGGTGAACTTCGTCAGACCTTCCATCTGCGTATAGGCGTTCCCGGTCTCGTCCACCATGTCCGCCAGTCCTCGACTGAAGCCTTCGAAGAGGGTGGCATTGTCGCCGCGCATCGCCGCTTGTGTTTCCTTCAGCTTCGCTACGGCCCGGTCCTGATCCTGTTGGCTGGCCCCGGCTCGCTGTAATCGGTCGATCAGTTCAAGCTGTTCGCGAAGGTTCGACGCCTCGCGGGTGGAAAGGGCATACCCCTCCGTGATCCCTTTTATTTCGGCGTTCTGGTTCTTTAGATACAAATCAACTTGCTGGTGTGCCTTCAACGTCTTTTCTACGGCGTCTTGACGTTTTGCTTCCTGTAGGATCTGCTCACGTACCAGTTTGGTGCGCTCCATTTCGGCCATTTGCTGCCGTTCGGCAACTGTGAGCGTTCGCGTTTTGGCGGCCTCTTCCAGCGTCGCATATTCAGCATTCAGCTTGTTAAGTTCAGCCTGGGCTTTCGCCGCTCGTGTGCCGTCCAGGGCGTTGGCGGCTTGCTGTGCGCCTGCCGCTTTCAGCGCGGCTAACTCGGCCTGGGCGGACTCCAGCATCTTCAGGCCCGCGTCCACTTTCACCGCTGCGGCTTTCGCCACCTTCGGATCGGCGTATCGTTTGTTTGCCTCGGCCAGATACTTGTCATATTCGGTTTGCGTGATAACACCCTGTTTAAGCAGGTTGTTAAGGCGCGTTTGTTCTTTGGCGCGCTTCTCCGCGTTGGTGGAGTATTGCGTTTCCAGTTCGTTACGTTCTTTCGCCTTGCGGTTCGCCTCCTCCTGGGCTTTCGCCTGCGCCTCAGTGTCCCGTGCTTCCTGGCGTTTTGCGGCCGAGGCTTTTGTGAGTACGCCCAGGGAACGATTAAGTTCGTCGATTTCCTGGTTCAGGTTGTTAATGCGGGACTGCTGCGCCTGCGTCGCCACCCCGTTCTGCTCCCGGATGGCTTTAGTCTCGGCGTTATACGCGGTGATCCGGTCCTGGAGGCGCTTACGAATATCCATTTCCTGCTCTGTGGTCGACTCCGCCCGGCCGATGTCCAGGATCGCGTTCCACATCGTTTTAGCCGCGCTGGTGACGGCCATCATTGCGCGCTCGACTGAGCCCATGTTGCCTTTGATTTCGGCGGACATGTCATCGAACGACTTAGCGGCAATTGAGTTGGCCTGGGCTACTGCTTCAGCCTCTTTCCCCTGGTTCTGAAGCTGCCGGACGTGCTCGACCTGCGCCTGGGTTACTACGTGGTATTTATCCGCCAGGGCCTGGAGACCGCCGACCGGATCATTCGACAGTTTGCCGACCTGGTCGGCTACGTCTTCCAAAGGCTGGCCCGACGCTTTGGCGAAGTCCTGCACGGTTCTGGCGAGCCGTTCAAAGTCGGCACCCGCCTTCACGCCTGCATTAGCCAGCGCCTGGAGGCTGTTAAGAGTCCCACGGAATGATTTTCCGGCGGAGTCCGCATTCTCGGCCATGCGTAACATCTGGTCCGCCGTTAGCCCGGAAATGTTGCCCGTGAGAGTCAGCGTCTTATTAAGCGCCGCCATCTGCGACTCAGTCCGGCCTACCACGACCACCCCGGCGGTCAGCGCTGCCGTTACTGCGGTCAACGCAAGCCCTACAGGGCCAAGGAAGCCTACCAGCGCACGTAATGTATTACCCAGGCCGCCGAACGCGCCTGTTACCTGCGGAAGCTGCTGGAGAAGGACGCGGTATACGGGCATACCCATGTCGAGTGATACGACAACGTCCTGAAGCTGAAGCGCGGCGTTTCGGGTAGCGAACGCTACGTTCTTCTGTGTGGTGCCTAACTGCTGGGCGATCTTCTCCGTCTTAGTCATGTTGGTGGCGACAACGCCCGCCGCCCGACCTTCTTTTTCGAGGCCCTCCGCCGCTTCGGATGCCGTGGATTTAGTTTTGCGGTTCGCCTCGTTGAATTTGTTCGTCGCCGTCTCAGCTTGCCCGGACTTCTGAACAAGTTCGTCCATCGCCTTGTTCGCCACCGGAATCGAACTGGCGTCAACTTTGAGCGTTAAGCCCGCCGCCTGATCTGCTGCCATGAGAATGTCCTCGTGTTAGTGTTGCCGATAGTTTACCCTGCGGCGATGAATATGCGAATTTTCATTCAGTCTGAGGACGGAGGGGGCCACACCCCCCGTCCAGTCTGAAAGACTAGGCTTTGTCCCGGTCGTCCCGCCTGCGATTTTCCCTTATAAATCAGTTGGGGGACGCCGGGACGTCCCGTTTGTCCCGCACCGAAACGGGACAAATTTCTGTCCCGCTTACTTATCCACGGCAACTGCATAACTATTCAGGGGACGGATCGGGACGTCCCGCCATGTCCCGGTCGTCCCGCCCCCACATTATGGCAACCAATTACGAAATATTTTAAATAATTGGTTGCAGAATGCATGCAACCAAGTTATAGTCTTCTCACACCGCACATCGATCTGGCTGGCGGATGGTTCTTACCACTCTTTTAATAGTGAATATAAAATTAAGGTGAAATCATGAAAATCAAACATATCGCCGTAAGCTTCCTCCTGGCCTCTGTGGTGGCGCTGCCGACCGTCGCTGTGTATAAGCACCTCATGCACGAAGAGACCGCCCAGGAAATGTGCAGCCGCACTGTCGACATTATCGCCAACGCGAATGGCGTCGTCGCCACTGAAACGAAGGACGAAATGCGCAACGCCTGTCTGTCAGTAGCCGACACGCATTCCGTGCTGACCAGCTTCACCCCGGCCGATATGCAGCGTCAGGAGAGCGACATTCAGTATGGTATGGCTAAGTCGTGGTCCGGGGCTTACGGGAAGGAATACACCGCGATCATGCAAGCGAGAATCGCCGGGTATGAGTGGGCTTACTACAAAGTGAAAAAGGACCGCTAGGCGGTCCTTTGGGCGATTATCTCTTCTAAGGCGATGCCTTCCATGGTGCGGATGTCCTTGAAGGCCCTACGCTCGTCCTGGATGCCGTTTACCTTAAACAACCACGGCAATATCCCATAATCCAGCCCATACGCCCCGTTAAACCCGGTGCGCCACTGAGTACCCATCTGAATAAACACTTCAAACACGGGCCAGTTATCAGGCCAGATGCCGACAGGCGGCGCTAACTCTTCCGGCGAGGCCCCGAACAGGGCCATCGCTAAATTCTCGTCCGGTGGCGGCGCGCCATAATACCGTCGCACCGCCTCAATCAGTTTTTTTCCCGCAAGCCCATCAGTTCGAGATAGTAGGTCGAGTGGATTGCACCGAACGCGCGCGGGTAGTTCACCAGCATGCGGCGAATGTTTCCGGCCGTGAACTCCTCTTTGAAGCCCCACCCATCGGCAATATGCATGATCGCCGCCACCATCACGTCGAAACCTTTCGGATCGCCTTCTTCAAACTCTTCCAGCTTCTTCTGTGTCTCCGTCATGGTCTCGCTGAACTCATCGATCGGGTGATGGATGAAGTGAATTGTCAGGACGCCGTCTTCCTTCTCGCCAGGGCGCGGGATTTTAACGTCGATCTTGAATTTAGGGTTCGGGTCGAGTGTGAAGGGTGCTACTTTAGCCATTATCGTTTCTCCAATAAAAAAGGGGCCAATCGGCCCCCATAATAACGCGCAACCAAATAAACGCAAATTACAGCGCGTCTACCAGGTCCTTCTGATAAATCATCATGTCGGACTGCATGGACAGCGCGACCTGTACCGTTTCGACGTTGTTAACTTCCGCCGACGGGATTTTGGTGAAGGCGATTTTAGATGCGTAGATACGAACTTCGCCCTTGCCGCCTGCCGCTGCCGGGTTAGTAAACTTAATCACGGTGTTCTGCTGGTTGTCGTCGAACTTCTCCAGGACCGGGCGGATTGGGTCCGTCATGTCGTGGGTGAAGGTGTACGTCTGCACCAGCGGGTTTTTCGTGGTGTTCAGGCTGATCGCCGTAGTAACCTGCAACGGCTGGAAAGTCGTTGTCTGCTGGTCGCCACCGGACACGGCAACGTTCGTGATGTACGGGAAGTCGATGAACGAATCCAGCTTCACGATCTCGCCAGGCGTTGTGGAGTTGAAGGCGTTCGCCGGGTACTTCGACGTGTCGGAAGTATCGAAGCCCGCCAGGACCGCAGTGGTGGCCGTTACTTCGCCAACCAGGAAAGCCTGGTTAGTGGCGCGCACCCACGGGGATTTAGAGAACTGAACGATGTTACCCGCGACGATGCCGTGACCAGTTGGCAGAGTGATAACACAACCCACCGTCAGGTCAGAAATTGAGGCGGCGGCGTTGGTGGCACCCGTAACAGCGATGCCCGGACCAATCACGGATGCAAGCTGGACGCTCGAACCGTTCGGTAATTGATAACCCATGGAAAAATTCCTCTTAGTTAATTAACGTTGCTATGTTAGCGCAAAAAGTTTTAACCGCAAAAACTATACATCATCGTGATCGGGTAGCGCGATGCGTCTGTGTCTTCCAGCAGGCCAGCGCTATACGGCGGGTCGGTCAGGACCATAGGGATGTTGCCGATACGAATCGACGTCCACTCAGGGGCCAGTAAGATCTGGTCCACGAATTCGTCGAAGGCCTCAGTCCCCAGGCCGGAAGGCACGACGACTGAAAGCTGGTACACCCCAGTATAAAGCCGCCCGGTCTGCTGCATGCCGACGAAGGCCGTGGGCGCGGGCAGAAGGAAGGGCGCGACATACAGCACACCCGGCTCCGTGTGGTCGCTCAACACGTTCTCCCAATCCACCCGCACGGTCATCCCGGCGGGCGGCACTACGCGCGCCAGCACGGTTTCAAGCGCCGCGCTGAACGCTTTTCGAATGTCTTTAATCATGATACTCGTCCTTTAAGTTCGGCAACCACTACACGAACAATACCCGCCGGGGCCTGCTGGGACCAGCCGTATTCAAGTCGGCGCGCATACGGCACATTGTTGGTGAAGTAAATCGCGGTGTTCTTCTCCGGGTCGAACGCCTCCAAAACCGCTCGCCCCGCCGCCAGGGTCGCCGATCCGGTCTTGTCGATCCGGTCAATAGCCCGGTCCGCCGGGTTGTCAAAAGTAACCTGCCAGTTACCACGGAAACGACCTCCAGTATAGTTCTTTGCCGCCCAACCACGTTGCCGGAAAGTTACCGCGCCTTTCTTCGTGGTGAAGTTAATCAACACGCTAGGCTTTTTCTTTTGGCCTGGCTTCAGCCTGCCGCCGTTCTTCGCGCGCTGGGCCGCATTCACCCGCGAGGCATGAGCGCTCGCCATTGCGAACGCCCGGTTAATCTTCCAGCGCTTCGGATCGCCCACCGGGGACAGCTCAATAATGCGCCCAAGGATCTGCATGCCGATAGCTCGAACGGCCTGTTCCTGGTTTCCCTTCTGCGCTTCCACCCACGACCGGACAGACGCTTCGAAAGAGTTTTGGCCCTCCATATCAACCCCTTAACTGGATTTCAAAGAGTAATGACATCCCGGCGGGCGCTAACGGGTACGCGTTGACCACCCGTTTACCCCCGCGTACGTCCAGGATATCCCCCACGGCAACGGCCGGATCTGCCTTCGCTAAAAACTTCATGTCCCCTACCAGCACCCGCGATCCGTCGATCTCATGCGCCTTGTACTCGGTCAGCACTCCGACAATCTGGAAAGACGATTCCGGGGTGATAACCTCGTTGCCGTTGATGCGCTCGACGCCACCCGGACGGCGAACCGTTACTGGCGCGCCGAAGTTCGTGATCAGCTTGTTCGCCGTCTTCAATAATTTCGAATAGTTGAACGCCATTACTCGGCCTCGCTAATTGTCACGGTCGCCACACGGCTATACGCCACCTTAGACGTAGACCCTTCGATATAGTTAATCACCTCGGCGAGGAACGACCGGGTCCCTGCGGTTGTGGTGGCTGCGGACGTCCAGGACAACTCACCCTCATGAGAATCAATTCGCACGGGCGATCCAGATGTCGTTTCATACCAGGTGATCGTCCTGGTTGACTCTAATTCGGCGTCATTCAGGATATTGATAGCCATACCGAACGTCTCGCCGACAGTGATCGCCGCGTCTGCGGGAAGCGCCGGATCAAGTAGAGGGGTCACAGTCTCCGGCGGGTTAGATTTTTCCCGGCTCTGTGAGGCGATAAGCGCCACCGACAGCGGGAGGTTTCCCGGAATGAAAACCATAATTACCCCCTGAACACGTCAACGTTACAACCGGACATCCCATCGTCCAGCAGGAATGCGCCTAGAAGGAAATCCCACCATTGGAAACCAACTTCTGCCCCTACGGTCGATTCGGCATACTCCACGGTGATAGGGCCTACCGTTTCGCGAGTGGTCGCCGCCTGTCCGCCCGTCGGCATCAAATCAGTATCTACCGCCGCCATACCAAGCTGGTATACCGCGTTGATGACCGCACGAGGGGTAACGGGCGTAAGCTCATCGATCCAGGTCCCTTTATCAATTGCGACGATAGAACCGTCTGGGTAGACGAAAGCCCCGCCTGGCGAGGTGAAGTTGATACGCGGCCAGGAATCTTCCAGCACCGGGTCTGCAAGGTCGCCGATCCACGGCTGGATGTTCAGATAATCAGTTGCCGATTGAAGCAACATTGGCGCTTCGGCCGGGTCAATGATGACGCCGCGCTGCCCGGCGAAGGCAATAAAATCCGTAGTGTTACCGATCATAATATCATCCTACAAAAAAGGCGGCCGAAGCCGCCTGATTTACACTACGCCTGCTTACGCTGCGGTAGCCGTGGTTGGGGTAAGCGTAACCAGTACGCCCGCCGTCTCTTTGATATGGCGAGTCGGAACCGCCTGAGCCGCCTGGCGTTTACGCTTACCGTTCACCGCCGGGGTGCCGTCAGCTTCGGCCACGTCGTGAATGGTGTATGGCGCGTTATCTACCTGGCCCTGGTCAAGCTGCCAGTTGGCCGCAGTGGTCAGATCAGCCAGGGTTACAGAGCGAACGCCTTCAACCTGCTCGCGGAATGCCGCAGTGGTGCGGTAGCCTTTGACCGCCACGTTATAGTCAAACTCACCCTGCCACCAACGCTCGATGTTCTCGCCGCCGCCTTTTTCCTGCGCCAGCATGTCCAGGCCGTTGGTAGTAACGGCAACCGCACCCGGAACAAGGCCCAGCATTTTACCGGAGCCCATAGCCGCGCCCGCTGCATCGGAAATTACGAATCGGCGGCCCAGGCCGTCACCCATAACTTGCAGATCGCCGATCGCGAATACCTGCTCTGCGGAAGGGATTGCCTGGTAAGCGATGAACTCCGCCCAGGTAACGCCATCCATGAACCAGGATTTAATCAGGCCTGCCTGGTCGCCGAACTTAGACGCGGCCAGTGGGAAGTCTGCCAGGGTCGGATAAGTACGGCCACCAACACCGTCAACGCGGGCAGGCTGGGTGTAGTTTGCTGCGGCGTTGGTGCCGATTGCGGTTGCGCCTGCGCCGATACCAGATTGCAGGTAGCGCAAAAGGATCGCCTGGGTAGCTTGCGCTGCGATCTCTGCGGCAACGTTGCCGACGTTGGTTTCGATTTTAGCCATCATCGCTTTAGTGATTGCGACCGGGCCGACTTTCGCGGACACGTTTACGGAGTTGGTCAGCATGCGCGCCAGGACTTTCGCTTCTGCTGGAGAGCCGACAGGCGCGTAAGCGTTACGGTCAGTGACCAGGTTGGCGATCAAGCCGACGGACATCTGTTCGATAACGTCCTTCAACACTTCGCCAGTACCAACCACAAGGGCACCATTCGACGCGGCGTTGAAAACGTTCAGGTTATCCGGGATCATCTGCTGGACGGCAGTGACCAGTTTTTTCTGGAATACGGTTAAAGACATTTGATTTATCCCTTAAGGTTGAAGTCTCAACGCAAATGATACATTTATTTTCGAATAGTGCAAAATTACCCGCGTCCATGCGGGTTTGTCCGATTATTCGTCCGACGGCATCGCGTCGATGATCTTCTTCGCCTGGTCCGTCAGTGAACTGGTGCCGAACGTGTGGGTCATGCTAATGCTGGGCTTACCACTATCCACGGGCTGCGGATTACCTTTAGGTAGACCGCCGGACGGAGTGCCAGCCAGGAACGGGGCGAAGTCAGCATTCGCGCGAAACTCTTTGTCCAGGTCTTCCAGCGTCAGGGCAGACGGTTTGCCGTCTTTCAGGACACGAACCTTCAGCGCGCCGTCTTCGCCTTCTTCCAGGCTCAGGCGGTCTTCGATATGGCGCTGCATGATCGATGCCGATTTGCCGAACAGCTTAGAGGACAGGTCCTTCGCCGCGCTGCCGAGGGTCAGGGCGGTGATCTGCTTGTGGTAGCTTTCCAGTTTGCCTTTGTTCTGGTTATCGTATTCGGCAAATTTCTGCTGCCACGATGCGTCCAGCGCTTCGATATCGCCGTTCTTACGTGCTGCTGCGTCGCGGGCCTCCCGCTCTGCTTTCTCTGCTGCCGTACGCTTTTCAGCTTCGGCGCGCTTTTCATCAACCAGTTTCTGGTTGTTGGCTTTCAGGCCGGACACTTCTTCTTCCACCTGCTCGGCGGTTTTGAAGGTAGGCGAATAGCCGTCACCGTCGGCAACATACAGCGCCTTCAGTGCTTCCGGTAAATTCTCATATTGTTCTTTGGTCAGTTTCATTGGTTCCCCTCCTGGGGTGATTAGCGTCGGGCCACCCTCCGCTTTCTCGACAGCCAGAATAGCAAGGCGGAAAAATAATTCAAAATTTAGCTTGCAACGCGTGATTGGTTGCATTAGTATTGGTTGCATCGAAACACAACGGAGTTAAGACAATGAGTGAAGCGCTGAAGAAGTTTTTATCTGAATGGCTGGAATGGGCTGAATCAGGAGCGCAAGGACATGAGGCCTTCGATCGCAGTTTCGGCCTGTGCGCTAACCTGGGATTTTGGCTTACAGAGAATATCCTGGATATCCCGTGGGAAGAAGCCGACACCGCAGAAAGGGAGTTCGGCCGTCTCCTGCATGACGAATTCGGCGATGAATACATGTACCCGTTTGGGCGTGTTGATTACCTTGTCCGGGGAAACAACGGTACTCAGCATTTAAACGAAGCGCGCCTGGCCTGGGCGCGCAAACAATTAGGAAAATGAGCATGAAACTGACAAACGAAATTCGTAATAAAATCCTGGCTAACATCGTTGCCGATCACGCGGTCTCGGCCGAAGCGCGTACTGTTATCGACCGCTCACACGCCCTGGCTATGCAAGTTCTTAGCCTGGCGTACCCGAAAGGCGTAACGAACAACGCCGAAATGGACGAGTGGTATCAAGCCGAGCGTAAGCGCACCGACACAGAGAGTATGTTAAGCACCAACTATTATCTGAACTACGTAACGGTGTACCGCGACCGAGACCGCAAAACGATCGGCATTCGCTCGGACAAGTTCGGCGTTAACGCAGGAGGACACGCCCGCGAACTGTTCCTAAGCGGAGATTACCACGATCAGGAAGGGCGTACGTTCGATGACTTTAGCCCGTGGATGGGTCCTATCGTGCCGGGCTACGCGTTGTCTAAGATGAAAGGCCTTCTCCAGTACGACGAGTCAGGCGCGTTGCAACGATTTTTCCTTCCGTACTCACGCGTGACTTTGAAGGGTCCAGCCCTCCTCGACGAGTTGGACGCGCTCGACCAAATGCGCCGTGAAGTGTGGGAGAAATACATCACGCTTCGGTCCGTAGTGTGGGCCACGCTGTCGAAATACAACTCAGACAGTAAACTGATCGAAGCCTGGCCGGAAGTGAAGCCGTTCATCCCGGCCGAGCAAAAGAAAACGGGCACGGCGGTAGCCCTCGATACCGCAACCTTAAACGCAATTTGTGGACTTCCTAAATGAAAAAATTAGCACTGGCGGTATTAGTCCTGGCCCTGGCCGGATGTGAAGCCGTTCATCCCGGCCGAGCAAAAGAAAACGGGCACGGCGGTGGCCCTAGATACCGCCACTTTAAACGCAATTTGGGGGTTACTAAAATGGTCGCGACAACAAAACACACGGCATCATTCGCCGAATGGTTCGAAGAGTACCGCAAATACTCACTATCACAGGGTATCGCGGCAAACTTCCCGGAAGAGTGGGAAGAAGATTATGAGGCGGGTAAAACGCCTGAACAAGCGTTTAAAGACGCGTGGGATTAAACGAAAAAGCCCGGCTATTGCCGGGCTGCTTTTATCTCGTCCTGAAGCTCATAGACCTGCTGCCTCAACCGCCTACCACAATCCATGTTCTGCACGTCAATCATCAAATCAGCGTCCGGATCGGCAACCGGATCGGCGAACTTGCACGGCTCAGTTGTCATAGCCTTCGATAGTGTTGGCATTGGCCACGGCGCGCTGTTTGAGTTGCACCCGGTCAGTGCTGAAATTACACTTAGCATCAGTGCCAGTTTTAATGTACTTGACCACGTCACGATAAATCACCTCTGTTTTCTGTTCGCCCGCCGCGTCTGCTCGTGCGGCCTTCTCTGTGTTCTTCGCCTGCTGCCGTTGGAGTTTGGCCTGGCGGTCCTGGTAGTCACGGTTAACCTTCGCGCTGTGCGCGTCCCATCCCTGGCGATACCCGGTCTCCAGCAACCCCGCCATAACTACCAGCACGGCCAGGGTGCAAACAATGTATTTAATCACGCCATAACCCCTTATCTTTCATCTGCTGAATGGTCATCATTTCGCCCTTGTCGGTGAACATCGTCGGCACCTGGACGCCACGTAAAATCTGATCCGCCCGCTGGATGCCGTAAAGCTGCTCCAGTACGAACCGGGGCTGGCGCTGCACCCACGAGAAGAAGTCAGTCTGTGCGCTCACCTGCTCGCTAAACAGGCCAGATTCTGTCTGCTTCAGCGCAGGGCGCTTGCCCTTCGGCCAATCTTCCATCCCTTTCACCACCCAGGTTTCGGTCGAGCGGCAGCAGTAGTGCAGTTTGCCCGGCCCCGCACCGTACTGCGAACCAGGGACGGACTTCTTGCCTCGCACCCCCAGGGACTGCGCCGTCACCTTCATAGGGTATTTCAGGCGGTCCCGTAGCTGGCACATTGGCGAAGTGTGCGTGTCCAGGGTGGACAGCCACTGGCGCGCTTCCAGGATATCGTCGTTTGCCTTCACCATCATTTCGCGCGCCGTCGCCGCGTAGTGGTTAACAGCACTCACCACAACCGACCGGATACCCTGGGCGTTACGGCCGCCGAGCATGTTGCGCACGTCGCGCACGATGTCCTGTGTCGGCTTGCCCTGGAGGAACCCGGCTCGGGTCTGGTTGCCGATCATGGTTTTGGTCCATTCAGTCAGGGAGTCAGGCCACGTAACCATGGTGTTCCCCTGAAACGGATTCGTCATCGCAGTCGCGGCCACCTGCGCGCCTGTTACGGCAACAACCACACCCGTAGCCGGGACCGCCAGGGCGGGCTGAATGGCGGTTGAAATGGTGTCGTGCAGGAAGTCCGCTTCGGATTCGCTAAACTCTGCCATGACCTCGGCCAGCACTTTAAATTCATCCTTCAGCGCCGTGCGGATAGTGCGATCCAGCGAACGTAAAAGGGCCTCCATGCCCTTTGGTGTGATGGTCGATTTGCCGTCGATTAGCTCGCTCAGTTTGCCCGTGATGGATGGGCGCACCCGCTCCCACATCTTAAGAATTTTCTTAGCCTGGGTGTTACCAAGGCGCTGGGTCATGATGTGACGGCGGACCATTCGGTCCGCGATCACCAGGTTACTGTTCTTCGGCATTGTTCTGGTCTTCCGCGTTCGGGTCCGGTTCTGGTTGCGTCATAGTAGGCAATGGCTCTTGATTACGCAATTCCGTTTCAACCTGCTCGACGGATTCAGAGTCGTCGACGATACCCTGGCCCATAAGCCACTTGATGAAGTCGGCCAGGCGGATGGTGCCGAGTTGCACACCGGACATCATTGCCGTGAACAAGGCCGGATCGAGGTTCGGCGCGGCGTACACTTTGTTAATCACCACCGTGGATTCGTCCGCACCGCCAATGTAGGACTGCGCGATGGTAAGCGCCCGGTTGAACGCCGATTCAACGTTCCCGGCAACCAGGGCCAGAATGCTGTTATCGGTCTGCGCATCAAAGTTCGCTTCGGTTGCCGTCTTCGGTGCCGTTCCCTTCTCGACCAGCGCCGCGCCAAGTTTAGCCATTTGCTGTTCACGGCGCTCGCACAGGTTGAGCGACAGATTGCGCTCTTCCGCCTGGATTAGTTTTGCATCCATGTTCTGGCCAAGCAGGAGGCCTTTGGTAGCGCCCAGGCCAATGCCGCCTTTCATGTTCTTGTCGACCCAGGCCTGGGTCAGCCCAGACGCAACCAGGGTAGGCTGGCCGACGATGTGGGCGATTTCCGCCAGGTCAGCCTCGGCAACATAGTGCTTAATGTTAATCTGCGCGATGTCGCCCATCGGGGCCACGTCCGGCGACGCGTTGTTATCCGTCGCGCCACACCAGCAGAATGGCAAATCGGACATCTGCTTTCCGGTGAAGTCGACGATAGGGACTAATTCGGTTTTCGACATCCCGCGCGGCAGATCGGTGTTCACGTCCTGGGCTTGCGTATTGTAGTACCACTTACGGGCAAACGCCTTGCCGTTAACGATGCGTAACTCAGTCCATACCGTCACTTCGTTAATCGCGAAGTCGTCCGTTTCGTTGGTGGTCAGGTCGGTTAACTCCTTCAGCACGATCAGCGTGTCCTTGCCGTTCGAGGCGCGCCAGTTGATGATCTGGTCCGCACAATACCACTTAACCGTCGGGCGGTTCTGGGCCATTTCCGCTGCCGTCTGAGGGATGACCACGCCGTTTTCATCGAACGCGGCCTGGCGGCTGTAGTCGATCAGGAATCCACCACGGCCAGATTGCAGGACTTCAGACAGCGCCCCGCGCAATACCTGGGTTAGTGGTGTGCCTTCGCCGTCGCAATTGTCCTGAAGCATCGCCAGGGACGACTTCAGGTTAATCGCAACGGGTTTAGCGAAGGCGACACCCAGCATAGCGTTCAGGGTGCGGGCGGTGGCGTTCAGGAACACCGCGCGCTGCTTATACGCCCGGTAGCGCTTCACTTCCTTCGCGTCGTTCGGGTCGTATGATGACGGGTGCGGAAGATAGCGAGGCCCGGCAGCTTTCACCGCCCGCTCGCCTGCTACGCAATCGCGGATTGTTCGCCACTCTGGGGCGTTCAGCGCGTAAAGCGGGTTTTGTGTGTCGACGTTCACATTTCCCATCTAAAAGGTCCTCAATAGAAATCAATATTTTCAACGTAAGCAACCGGACGGATGACCGGGAACATGCGCACTACTGGATAGCCCGCGGCGTCGTTCATGTGGTCCACGCCTGCGGTTTTATCCGGCTCACCCTTCTTCATGTCGTAGACCTGCTGCTCTAAGCATTTCGCAAGTGTAGGGCATTTATCGATATTCACGAAATACCGACGACGGCCAACACCATCACACATCATTGCGTTCATCGCTACGATGCGGTTTCGAACTGGCGGGTTTACTGCGTCATACTCCACGGCGAAACCCGCCTCTTCCAGCAGGGCGATATCCGATGCCGATGCATTGACCGTTTTCCGGCTGTTCCCGCTGGCGTCAGGGTAGATCCACACCAGGTCGGCGGCGCAATAGTCTGGATAGCGCGCTTCAATCTCGGCAATCATCGCAGGGGTATCAAACATGTCTACCAGTTCGTCTACCGCGTGGAGTTCCTCGTGAAGCAGTTTGCTTTCCTGCACTTCGCCCGTGTCCTCGTCCTCAATCGTCACCACCTCGATACGGTTGCGACGGACGTACACGACGCCGGACATCTTCGTGACGTTGAAGTCCATCCCAATATGCAGCGTGTCGCCCGGCTGGATAGTTTCTGTCGAGTTGTTTTCCGTCCGGCTGAACATCTTATACACCGCGCCGGATGTCAGGTTGACGAACTCGCCGTTCAGGTACGCTTCGATCAGGTTGGCCGGGTACTGGCTACGCAGCAGATCTATGAAGTCCGGCGGCAAGTGGTGGTTGTCCGTCGTTTTCGCTTTTATGAGGCGCTTCTGGCTGTCCTTCTCGACTTCGAAAATCTGGTACATCGCGCGGAAACCTTCCGGCGTCGACACGATAACGAACTGGCGAACGCTACCCGCGCGCAGACGGCCCAGTAACTTCTGGTATGCGGCGATCGCGACGTCCATCTTCGTGGTGTCGAACTCGTCGGCAACAATCCACGCGGCGTTCACCCCGATCAAGCGGGTGTAGTTCTCCATGGATTCGCAAATAACGCGCGTCCACTTGCCCTTCACCAGTACGCGGTAGATTTTGTCCTGCTTATTGAATTTCCACTTCAGCCCGGCCTCGTCGAACGCCTTTTCCAGTTCCGGGTACATGATTTTGACCAGGAGGGGAATTGTCGGTTCGGTCACGATGCCGTCATGACCCGGGTTAAGCGTCAGTAGCTGGACCACTTTACGCGCGGCCACCCAGGACTTTCCGCCGCCGAAGCCTGAACACAGGCCCAGGATTTTGGTTTTGGTGTCGCGTAACAGTTCGACCTGGTGCGGGAGACAGTCTGGACGGAAAACCCGCACGGCCTGGGCCACTCGTGTCGGCTTCGGCATGCGGGTTAGTCTGCGGGCCAGGCGGTCGGCCTCCGCGAACTCGGCGCGGTGGTCAATCATTCGCCTTGCCCCTTGCCTGCTGGTTCAACGGCGACGTCACCTGTTTCGTCGTCTTCTTCCACTGGCTCGTCGTCACGCATCTTGTGGGCTGACTTCAGCATGAATGTAGCGAATCCCGCATTCATTGCGATGCCGCCGGATTCCATGATGAATGACTTCTGCATTTCCAGCGCTTCGGCGTATGCCTGGGCGAACTCTGGGTGTTTGCGGGTCCAGCGGTATACGCAAGCCACGCCAACGCCGATCGCCTGGGCGAATCGCCCAACGGTAGGCATACGGTCCTTCGGGATGACCTGCGCGCCCCCTTTGTCCGTGTAGTTGATTTCCCACGGTTGTGCGCTGCCGAAGTATTCGAGGATTTCGGCACAGTAACAATCCCGGTAGTCAGTCTGCCGACCTTCTTTACCCAGCAGGGCATACTCTGTTTGCTGGCCCGGTTTGCGTTTCCGGGTGATGGCTACGCGCCCGTCTAATCGATCGCGACGGCGGCGGCCTTTGAGCGGTCTTTCTGCCATTTTGATTTACTCCATTCAGTGGTTGCCGACCATCGGCGACCATCGACGGGGGCCACCCCCGTAAGCCGGAGTATATCAAGCAATAAAAAACCCGCCAAATTAGGCGGGTTGGGGTTAGATTGATTCGTCCAGCATGCGGCGCATCATGCATAGTGCGCCCTGAGTGAATGGTTGAGTGGCCAGGCCGTCGAATACCCGGCGATTCAGTTCGTTCGTGATGCGGTGCCGGATGGTGAACCAGCACTGTCTGATCGCACCGTTAACCTGACGGCCTTCGCGCTGGGCGAATCGCATTGCCAGTTCCAGCGTGACCATGGTATCCAGGTATTCCGCTTCGTCATACTTCTGCGTCATAGTCGAGGACCTCCCACTTGCCAACGCCTTCCCAGTACCAGTAATCACCGCGCACCGCCGAGAATCCACGCCCGAAGAACGTATCGCCGTACCAGATGCGGAATGTTCTGAACGGGCGGAATTTATCGCCGTTGCGCTTGCACACCGCCCGCGTCATCCGGGTCAGGCTGATCGCTTCGATGGCTGGCCACACAACCCATACCCACGTAAACAGCAGGGCGAAAAGAGCGACGGCAACGTTCAGCACTACGCCCGACCAAAACAGATAGTTAACCATTGGATTCCCCTAATTTATTAAGGATTTCACGCGCCAGGTATACAGCCTCGTCCTGGGTAATTAACGTCTCGTCCCCGTTCACCGACTCCACAACCAGCCAACCAGCGCCGAAAGAGAAATCGACGTGGTCGCCGTCTTTATCGACGATGCGCAGGCGCGAGCCAGACAGCCATTGTTTCATATTTCATTCCTGTCATGCCGGGATACGCCCCGGCGGGTGAATAATTCGACGCTGCCCTGTTTGTGGGTCATGAGTCGGTTGTTTACGATCGCGTGGCGCTCGCATTTGGTATCGAAGCGATATTTTGCGATCGTCACTTCGTTTAGCCCAGTCGCGCGGCACGTATCGGCGATGGTGCCGTATAGCTTCAGCAATTCGGGAATGCTCTTGATGTTCATAGCGTCACCATCTTCCCGCACTTATTGCAGGTCCTGGTGGTGTTTAGCATGCTGTACGACCAGACGTGCTGGCAAGTCTCCTGCCGCCCCTCCGCCTTCTGTTCAGCCTCCAGGCGGGGCAGTAGCATCTTGAACGCGTCCAGGGCGAACTCTTCAGACAGGGACAAAAAGCCCACGTCTGCTTTGTTGCGCTCCTGGCGTTTTATCTCCCGGCGCAAACTGGTGATTGTTACTTTGCTCATAGGGCCATCCCCGTTGATGGTGGTGTGCATTTAGGGCAGTAATGTGAATCGCTGCCGTTCAGGTTGTTCGGGCAGTTCTTCGGGTCCCGGTTCAGGTTGTGGCGGTTGACGAACTCCCGGCGCTCTTCGTGCAGGCGCGCCACGGTCGCTTCAGCCTGGGCGATAATCTCGTCGAACTGCTTCAGCTTATGCTCGACCTCGAATCGCGTCTCCATGGTGGCCGCGACCACGCAGGCTTTTTCATACTGACGATTTGGCATTAAACCCACTCCTTAACCAGTACCGGGTTGATTGCATCGTTAAAGCGCTCTGGTTTGGACCGCGCATAATAGCGCGCGCTATAGCGCACATCTTCGGCCACCAGGCCACGCACGTACAGCACGGCAACTTCCCCATTTGGGTACACGAGCCAGTAAGAATCCGCTCCGTCCAGCTTATCCACTGCTTGATAAAGTCTCATAATAGCCTCGCTTTGTTTTGACGAAATGGAGTATTGCAGATGATTGGTTGCACGTCAAGCATAAAAAAGCCCCCATCAGGAGGCTTTAGCTTTTTTGGTCTTCGGCTTAGGCTTTTCCGGTTCCGGGATGGCAAATTCCCGCACCGCAGGAAGCTGGCCGATCAGCGCCGCCCGCGCACCCGCATCCGACTCAACCGCCAGCGCCTTCAGGATGCGCGACAGCTTATCCGCCTTACTCTCTAACATGCGTTTCTCCCCTTTCTCTCGGCAACGCCCCACTGGTCCCCGTCAAACAGCGCCACACGTCCTGTAGCGCGTCGAACGAGACCCGGCAACACTTTACCAGCCTGATACTTGAATGTCGGCAGGATGGCCCGCACACGCGCCCAGTTGCCGTCTCTGATAGCATCGTCCAGGTCATTGGCCTCGCCATCCGGCACGAGTGGGCCTGTCCCTGCGTTGATTCCCAGGTCCACCAGGGCGTCGAATTGAGCCTGGTTGATCGACGGGTGAACATACTTGTTCAGGGTGTCTACTACCTTCTGGACGTCGGCCTTCAGCAGCGCCAGCGCCTGATCGCGCGTAATGCTGTTTGGCGGTTTAGTCCCGGTATGGCCGTAACCCCAGGTGTAGATCCCGCGCTCCTGCTCTTTCTTCGTTGCGAAATACGGACGAGGCTGGAATGTCTCCCAGGCCGCCGTAAATCGTAACCCGTTATCGCTGAATTGCATGTTTATCCCCTAGCCAGCTTCGGATTGAGTTGCGTAACGCCCGCAGCAAGAAAAGCCATAGCACAGTATGCAGAAGTGCGGGCGTTACGTGGTCATAGTAGACGGACATTAGCCCGGCGATCCCCGTGAAGGCCGTTGAAAGGTACAGGACTCGCCCAAATAACCCGTCATTAACGCGCCGGGAGTACACGTTATACAGGGAGGCCAGCACCAGCGCCAGGAAAAAGAAATAACCCGGCAGGCCCTCTATCAGATTGAGTCCGTTGATCATGGTTTGTCACCTCGCTGAAATGGAAATCGGATTTCACTGATTGCCATTTTTGCGCGTTCTGTGATCGGCATCCATAAGATAGCGCTGAAAAATCCCAACCCAGCAATACCCCTCGGCGAGGTAATACCCCACATTTCGGCGGCCCAGGGCGCACCGAACACGGCGAAGAAGAAGCCGATCACCACGTACACCACGAAATTCCATGTCCCTTTGGTGGCTTCAGGGTGCAGTCGCGCCCCGATAATACCCCCGGCAATGCCACCCAGGACGACAAGCGCCCAATCTCCAAACTGTTTGAACAGTTCCAAAATAAAATCCCCCGTGTGCACGATTGCATCACGGGGGATATTAACATGGGATAAATCTTAGTCCAATTTGTACTCAACCAGTATCCGGGTTGGGTCCATCCGGTGCATGGTGCCGTCTGCCTCCACTCTGATCCACCCGCTGCCGTAGGTGATCGCATCCTGGGCGGCCTTTGCGTGTTCGGCCATGTTGTCCAGTGCATGTGCGAACTTGTCGCCCGTGGCCTGGACCACCGCCCCTATGATTTCAATCTTTGCCTCGTTCATCGCTTCGTTCTCCGGTGGTGCGCCTTCGCACGCTCGCCCTTGTAGGTGATTCGCAGCCCGCTAACAAGCTGCCGTGTAGTGATTACCCAGCCCTCGCGCCGGGCGCGGGCATGGATTCGGGCGACCTGGCGGGTGCGCATTTCCGGGCTGTTATCCACCCACGGCCACACCAGTTCGGTCACACCCTCGCGAATCATTGTCTGGATCTGCGCCAGGGCGATCAGCCATGTCAGCGTCCCGTTACACCCGGAATGGCGGCCAGCACCACGACGCCAGGCATAGCCCTTGGCGTAGGCATAGACCTCAGGCCCCTGGACACGGGTGGCGTGGCGTGGTGGCTTGACGTGCTTCTTCAGGATGTCAGTTGCGAGACTCATTGCGGCGGTCCAGTTCTTTGTCGATAAGGTCGATCAGCCATTTCGTGGACTGAAACGGCGCGTAGCATCGGCGGTACTGCATGAGTTCGGCCGGGGTGAACGCCTGCAACACTTCCGGCTCGCGCTTGATGTCGTCAATGCTCATTTCGCCTTCTCCTGGTAGTTGCGGCCTACCAGGGTCATGCGGTGCATCGCGTACAGGGACGGGGTCGTGGTGTCGCCCACCTGAGTTACACGGCGACCACTACAGGCAGGATTAACCCACACCTTGCGAAGCCGAACAACGTCACTCGCCTTGCTCTTGTTAATCAGCACATACAGGTCCCCTGTACGCGGACCCCGAAGCACATCACCAATCTGATACATGTCTTACTCCTCGTTTGCGTTTCGAGCATCCTGCCACAACGCACGACATGATGCAACCAATATTACTTCAGACTGTACATGCGCACATAGCAACGAAGCATCATGTACGCCTGCCACTTACTCCGACCCCAAAACACCATCCACACGTAATGGTGCCGCAGTCGGTCCACCTTCTCTTCGTAGGTCATTTCGAATGCTCCACCATGCCAGCATCCTGCATAGCGCGCGCAATCTCGCCCGCCCCGGTGCCGTATGCGGTGGCCTGGTTGGTTATGCCGAGTAATTTGCGCATCGCCTCAAGCTGGGCTTCTGCGGTCTGCGCCCTGGCCGTCATGATAGCCAACTGGTCGCGAAGGTCCGCTGTCTGGTCACTCTTCGCCAGGGCTGAGTAGTCGTCCTGAAGGTTGATGATATGCGCCTTGTACCCCCGATTCAGATCGCGAAGCTGGTTGTTGCTGTTCTCCAGCAGCAGGACGGATTGTAACGCGGTCTGCATTGCCGCTTTGAAGTTGTCCAGTTCTTTGCTCATTTCAACATCTCCCGCACCCAGGCCAGGCGCTTCTTGTTGGTGTGCTGTGTGCGATTCTTAAGGTCGCGGGCATACGCAACCTTCCCAAACGGATACATCTTGTCACGGCCCGGCAGTACAGTTTTGAATAAAGCCATCACGCCCCACCGCGCCGTACCTAGGATATTGTGAGCGATGCACCACTGTGACAGGTTGGAACACAGCCCGACTGAAGGGTCCAGGATGGTGTGACGCCATGCGCCCGTCTCAGCCCAGACTAGCCATTCAGCCAGGAACTGCTTAAGCACACTCATGCCGCCTGCCAGTTCAGCGTCGATCCGGTTCTTAGTGCCTTCGGCGGTGATGGTGCGGATAACCGCACGGCCACGGTTGGTGATGCGCTTTGTCTCCACGCTGTAATCGCGGGTGCCGTCTTCGTAGATGATCCGGCAGTACGTTTTTCCGTTGATGGTGCAAGTTTTGATGTCAGCCATTTTGATGCCCTCAGTTCGTTGTCGATGAAAAGATAATAGCGCATGCAACCAACTAATGCAACCAATTATTTAAACTATTTTCGTGTGCGTGTGCGATCGCGATCTTAACGTTAGGACTAATCCGAGTTGCCGCAATCCAATCTGCGCACCTCCTATCTGTTGCCGACATCAATTGCAGTATGCTGCCGACAGTGTGCAAAAATGAATATGCGAATTTCTATTCAGTCTGAAGACGAGGGGGGCCGATACCCCCCGTCTAGTCTGAAAGACTGGGATTTGTCCCGCTCCGTCCCGCCCCTGAGAGCCGCGCCACGCCTGAGGGGGACGCCGGGACGTCCCGTTTGTCCCGCTTCAATTTTGTCCCGCTTTTTGTCCCGCTTATTTATGCACGGCAACTGCATAACTATTCTGCAATTGGTTGCCACTGTAATTGGTTGCCACATCATTTTAGTCCGCCAAATCGTCGTCGGTGGCAACCAATTCACGCACAATTCCGTCCGGGATCACCAGGTTCGATGTGCCCATTTGCATGCCTGTGTCGGGGTCCCGGTAGCCTTTGAACACGCCCCTTTCGATTAGCGCGTTGATGGCCGTTGTGTTCGTTCCGCCCTTCTCATAGCCCGCTTGCTTCAGTATGGCCGACTTGCTGAAGCCGTGGTGCCCTGGGTTGGCCTCCATCAGCGCTTCGAGCGCCGCGACGAATTCCGCTTCCTTCTTATTGCGCGGGCCTTCCTTCGCTTCGGTGGTCTGCTTCTTCACGATCTGGGTGGTGCCGAACGGTTCCAGCGCGACCGGGACGAGATACAGCGTTTCGTCGCGAGGTGATACGGACACTGGCTTGACTGTGTGGCCCGCTGTGATGTCTCCCCAATCCGGGCCGGGGTTGGTGGCCTGGTGCGCCTCGAATGCGGCCGACTTCTTCTGATCGAAACCAACCTTGCACTTCAGCAGAATGAAGCCGCGTGGGGACTGTCGGGACCCGTTACGCATCTTCTCGTGATACAGGTTGATCTGGCCCTTCTTCTGCTCGTCCGGTTGCTCAATGAAGAACGCCGTATCAACGGCACCGTGCAGGGCTGACGAGCCACGCGGGGACCTGCTGCCGTTCGGTGATTTGGCCGGGTGGTGGATGACGCCCGCTGACCCGCCCGTGGCCTCGCTGATTTGCTTCAGGGCGCTGACTACCTCGCCCATGTCGCTGGCGTTGTTCTCGTCGAAAGGCTTCTTATCTGCGGCGCGCAACGCCACGGTCTGGTTCAGCGAGTCGAACGTGATAATGCCGACAGGCTCGTCACGGGCCAGTTTGCGGATCAGACGGATGACTTCACGCACGCCGTGCTTACTGGTGATATCCCACCCGGTGGCCTGCATGTCGATGATGTGCAGCTTGTCCAGGTCGTCCTGGTACTTCTGCCGCAGGGCTTCCTTACGCTGCTCGGTGGACTCGCCGCCTTCCGCATCGAAATAGAAGTTGTGCGCCTGTACTACCTTCGCGCCACCGAACGGGATTCCGGCCGACACTGCCGCCATCTTACCGAGCATATAGAACGATTTACCGATATTCGATTCACCCGCAGCGTACCAGGTAGACCGGAAGTTCAGCAGGCCCTCAACGATCGGGTCGTACTTCGTGAACAGGGATTCCGGTTCGTTCTCCAGGTCGAAGTCGGTACACACGCCGAAGTCCTCACCATCACCCACGGCGTCGGTGACGTGCTCATACTGCGCGGCAACCTCTTCGTCGTCCAGGCCTGGCAACATTTCCGCGATCTGCTTACGGCTAAGCTGGTGAGGCTGAACGTTGATGTGGTCCGGCATACCCAGCAGGCGAAGCGCCAGGTGCTGGTGACGGTTTAGTTCTGAACAGCACCCGTTACCGGAGTGCATGCAGACGAAGCGCATTTCCTTGCCGTCCAGCATGATCGCGGTTGAGCCTTCGCCGGAGTGCAGATGTTCGTTTGGGCACGGCACTTCGTACCCACGGCCGGAGGACAGCGGTTCGAAACCCTGTTCGAAGCACCAATCAGAAATGGCCTGGTTGTCGCCGTTCAGGTCTTCGATCAGTTCCTTCTCTTCTTCCTGGTCAATCCCCAGCTTGTCTGCCAGGCGAAGCAGGCGACGAACACGGACCAGGTTGCCGTCGTGACACTCGACAACGGACTGAGCATGGGGCAGGTATACCAGGCGGTTGGTATCCACGGTGCAGTCATCGAAACCCACGTCTTCCAGGCCGAGGGAGTGCAGTAGGGCGTACTGTGCGCGGCCGAAGTCTGCCGCTTCCACTGGCTTGTCAGTCAGCACCAGGACGCGGATACAGCGGAGTCCACCTTTCAGTTCGTGGCGGTCCCCGGTGGTCGTGTGGAATACGTGGGCCAGGCCGGACTCCCGGAAGGCGCGTTTCACCCGGCGCACGGTGCGGGCGTCAGCACGGTCCAGGTCATAGAACAGGATCGAGCGGTTGCCGATGTCGGCTTTACGGCGCGTACCGTTAAGGGAGGTCGCCACGATACCGTCGGCGCGGGACTTCTTGCGGTTGTACCGGGCTTTATCTTCGGTGCCAGAGATCGACACGCTGGAAATATCGCGCGCGTCCTGCATGAATTCGAAGAACTCGGCAACGGTCATCGCCTGGTTATTTACCCGGGCGGATTCGCCTTTCTTCGCAGGCGGAGTAATGCCGAAGTGAATTAATTTGCTCATTGTCACGGCCTTATTTAGCGTTGCGGACCCAGGAACGTACGGTGCTTACGTTGATGCCTGTAATCTCGGCAATCATCGCCCAGGACTTTCCTTCTTCGCGCAATTTGATAACCTGCGCTTTGTATAATTCCATTTCGGAGTTATGCTTCTCTAACTTGCTCGCTGCCGTACCGTTCAGCAGTTCCAGTTTGGCGTTCAGCCCTTCGAAAGCGTCAACGATTAAATCGCGAGCCTGGACCGCCTCCATCCCGTCAGCCTTTTCAACGATGTCCAGTAATGCCTTCAGTTTCACAGTATTCATTTTAAGTAATCTCATTGGTTGCAGGACAAGGAATATACATCTTGCGCGCGTATAGTGCAAGCCCTATTATCCGTATTGCTCATTGTCTAATCGTTCGGACTCCTGAATCCCCAGCTCACTTTTGACCTGGGGATTTTTTTTTTTTTCACCTTTCTGAAAATTCTTGTTGACGCAACCAACGCAACCAATTAACCTTCACTCCGTCAACACGACATAACCCAAAAACTTTAGGAGTACGTATGTTAGAACAACTGCTGGCACTGATTGAACGTGGCGTGATCGCTCTGGAAACCATCGCAGAAAGCAAAGCGCCTTCCGACGATAAGCCTGTGAAGAAGGCGACCAAGAAGGCCGAGCCGGAAGACGAGCCGGAAGAGAAGCCAGCTAAGAAGTCGACCAAGGCGAAGAAGGAAGAGCCGGAAGAAGAGCCAGCGAAAAAGCCACGCGGTAAAAAGAAAGCCGATCCGGTTGTCGAAGCGCGTGAACGCATCGCCAAGAACGCGGCGCTGATCTCCGGCGGCGACGATGACGACGCGATCGACGACTTCGACGACCTGCTGGAAGAGTACGAAGTGAAGTCCATCGACAAGCTGGACGACGAAGACGTGGAAGACTTCGACGCTGATCTGCAAGACATCGCGGACAAATACTTCTAATCCCCAGGGCGGCGCAAGCCGCCCTACTTTTAAGGAGTCGAAAATGAAATTCGAATGTTTCCGCGCCACTGACCTGCGCGACGGAAAGAAAGAACTCTTCATCATCCGCGACGGGACGGAAATGGCCTGCGTCGCAAACAACACATCCCTGGACTTCGTGCGCCGTCTGGAACGCCAGGACCTGCTTCAATGGTATCCGCTGGACTACTTCGCCCATAACATCGGCGACGACCGAGAAACCCTGGCCGTATGGGAGCGCGAATAATGGAACACTATTTCGTACTGATCGAAAACGGGTTAGGGCGTAAACGGTCAACTCTGCTTAGCGGCGGGCATGCCGATAAGGTATTCGAACGTGCCGAGGCGTGGGCGCTGCGCGTCACACAGCAATACGGCAACCAGTGGGTAATCATCAAATTCGAGAAGGTGGCGTAATGCAGTCTGGATCTAACACCGAACACTCGATTCTCAGCCCGTCGGGATCTAAAAAGTGGCTGAACTGCGCCGCGTCGCTTGTGGTTGAGCAGGACTATCCGAACGAGTCCGGCCAGGCGGCGATTAACGGCACCGCAATGCACACCGTGTCTGAGGTGGTGCTGAACCGGATTATCAACGAGGGTGCCGACCTGGACGCCCGAACCTATAAAGGGGCTTACGTTGAGGACGAGGGGAAAGGCAAGATTCGCGCGCACGTTAAGCCGCCGAAGGGCGGGGTACTGGTCAACGATGACATGGTCAAACAGTGTAACTCCTACATTGACCACTGGCGACCACTGCTCAACGTCTGTAAGTTCGTCCAGCTTGAAATGCGAGTCGACCTTACCCGCATCCTGCACAAAGGCGCGACGGTAACGGTCACGGACCCGCGCACTGGCGAGAAGTCGAAGGCGGAAGTCCAGACGTTCGGGACTGCCGATATGGTCATGCTGGTCCCGCAGTCGGATGGAACGTTCCTGCTCATCGTGGGCGACCTGAAGACCGGGCGGCACAAAGTGCATGCGAAGGAAAACAAACAGCTTATGCTGTACGCCCTGGGCGTCCTGCGCAAACTGCGCCGCCTGTACGATATCAGCATGGTTCGCCTGGTCATCTTCCAACCATACTGCGGCGGTGCCGATGAGTGGGACATCACGCCGGACGGCCTGGACATCTTCGCCAAGTTCGCCAGTAAGCGCGCCCTGGCCGCGATCGACGCGCTGGAGAAGGGTAAGAAAGGTCTGAAGCCTGCGGACTTCAAGCCGAGCGCCGACGCCTGCGAGTGGTGCCGATTCGCTAACGACTGCGGGGCCAGGGCGAAAGCCGCCATTGCGACGCTGCGACCGTCAACGGCAACCGATGACGACCTGGCGGACACGGCGGATAATACCGAAGCGTCACCGGAAGAGATCGCGAACCACGAGCGCAATATGGAACGCAAGGCCCGCCGTGAAGCACGCAAGGCCCGCCGTGAAGCACGTAAAGCGCGCCGGGAAAAGCGCAAGCCTGACCAGTACGCTATGACGCCGGAAGAACTGAAAGTGGCGTATGACGACCTGGACATGATGCGCCAGCACATCAAGCGCATTGAGGATGCCGTGTTTAAGGCTGTGTTGCAGGGCGAAGGTAAAACCCTGGGTCTTAAGATGGTAGCTGGCAAGGAAGGGAACCGGGCGTGGGGTGACAAAGACGCCGTCCTGGACATGCTGACTAAATCACGGGTCAAAAAAGACCTGTTTATCAAAGAATCGCTCTTCAGCCCTGCTGATGCCGAGAAGGTTCTGAAAGACGAGAAGCCAGCAGTATGGGCGAAGTTGCAAGCGCAGATCAAACGCGCCCCAGCTAAGCCTACCCTGGCACCTATCGATGACCCACGCCCGGAATGGTCCGAGGCGACTGACGAGGATCTGGAATGAAATATTTAGAAATGTTGGGGCGGGTATCACTCGCCATGTTAGTGGCCTCCCCTCTGGCCGTGGTTATTATGGTCATTCTTATCTTTGCTGCCGCCTCTGACCTGGTATGGCTGGTCACACACCGTGACCTTGACAACCAGTGGAATGCGCGGATCTGTGACTACCTGGACACGCCGGACAATGTGTACATGCGATTCGGCACCTGGTATGAAAATGTAGTTCGTCGCATTTTAGGGTTGACAGAAGTTTAGCAACCAATTATCTTAAGCACCACTGAGCCGGGGCAGACTCCCCGGCAACCGAAACCGAAAAATGGGAAACTGAAAAATGGCTAAAGTAAACCTCCGTAATGTTCGCGTGTGCTTCCTGAAAATTTGGGAACGTGACACCCCTAAGCAGAAAGACCAAAAGCCCGCATACCGCGCTGTAATCCTGATCGACAAAGAAGATTCGCAGTTCGCTAAAGTCGAAGAAGCGGCCCTGGCCGTCCTCACTGACAAGCTGAAGTCCGAGAAAAATGCCGAGAAGTGGATGGACCGCCACTTTGGGCAGGATTCTAAAGAATGCTGCGTGCGCGATGGTGACGAGCGCGAAGAAGTTACGGAAGAGTTTGAGGGCATGTATTACATCAATGCCAAGTCGTACAAACAGCCTAAGATCCAGACCTCCGAAGGCGAAACCCAGACCGAACCGGGCGAAACCGTAGAAGGCGACGAGCCGGAAGGCAAAGAGATCTATTCTGGCTGCTACTGCAACGTCTCGCTGGACATCTGGGCGTGGAACAACGACAACGGCAAAGGCCTCGGTGCCGGGCTGCTGGGTCTGCGATTCCGCGACGATGGTGAATCCTTCGGCGGGGGCGGCGGTGAAACGGCAACCGACGACGACCTGGGTGACGATGACGACGAACCGAAGTCTAAGAAGGGCAAGTCCCGTCGCGACGAAAAACCTCGCAAGTCCCGCCGTTCTCGTGATGAGGACGAAGAGGAAGAGGAAGAAGAGGAAAAACCTCGTTCCCGTCGTAATCGTCGTTAATCGGGCCAAGCCCACTAAAGCCCGCCGTGTGCGGGCTTTTTCTTAGGAGTCGAAAATGTATAAGAAAATGATTGGACGCAAGACTAAGCGCGGGCGCGCCAGGGCCTTTAAGCGCATCTTCCTCGACACCGAAACGTTCTCAGCACTCAACCTGAAGAAGGCCGGGGCGTACGCCTACGCCGAACACCCGACCACTGAGGTGATGATCTGCACCTGGGCGTTGGATGATGGCAAGGTCCAGACCTGGGACGCCACGGAGTCGCCGCGTATGCCTCGCGAACTGCGCCGGGCGCTTCGATCTGTCTGCGCTAAAGAGGCGCGAATCGTCATGGCGAACGGCCTGATGTTCGACCGCCTGGTCATCCGCGAGAAGTGGGGATTCGACATTCCAGTGTCGCAAATCGACGACACAATGGTAATGGCCTTCCGCTGCGCGCTGCCGGGTTCCTTAGACAAGCAGTGCGAAGTGCTGGGTATCGGGTCCGACCAAGCCAAGGATAAGGAAGGCAAGAAGCTGATCCAGCGCTTCTGTAAGCCAACGCCGAAGAACTACAAAGTGCGCCGTTACTCATCGGCAACGCACCCGGAAGAGTGGAAAAAATTTCTCCGCTATGCCGCGATGGATATCGTTGCGATGCGCGAAGTCTACTATCGCCTGCCGACCTGGATCGACAGCGACATGGAAGACAAAATCCTGATTATTGACCAGATGATCAACGACCGTGGCTTCTGCGTGGACGTCGACCTGGCAAACGCCGCGATCGATGCCGTGGTGAAGCACAAGGCCGAACTGAAAGCCGACGCCCTGGCGAAGTATTACGGGTCCCTCACGGGCAAGGACTTCCTCCCTATCCTGCGCGAACTGGCCCCGGCGTTCGTCATCCACAACGCACAGAAAGCGACGCTGAACGACCTGCTGGAAGACCCGGACTTCCCGGACGAGGGCAAGGCCCTGATCGAAATGCGCCTGGGCGTGTCGTCTACCGCGTCCACGAAGTACACCCCACTACTGGCCGGGCTGTCCGCTGACGGTCGACGCCGTGGCTGTCTTCAGTATGGCGGGGCTAAGCGTACCCTGCGCTGGGCTGGCAAGATGTTCCAGCCACAAAACCTGGCGCGCGGCGAAATCAGCGACGACGTCGAGCACAAGATGAAGCAGGAACCAGGCGAATCCGATATCGCGTTCTGGGTCCGGTCGCACATGCTCACTAACGGCATCAACGCGCTGTTACGCGGCCGCGCGCATATGGCGTATGACGTGTCCAAGTTGACGGCCGCCACGGTGCGCGCATGCATCATTCCGGCACCGGGTAAAAAGTTTGTCGTTGCCGACTATGCGAACGTCGAAGGGCGCGGCCTGGCGTGGATCGCTGGCGAGAAAACGGCGCTGGCCGTGTTTAAAGCTGGCCGTGATATCTACTGCGAGACTGCCGGTAAGATGTTCGGCCTCGATCCGGCGTTCATCAAAGAGCATCGCAAGGACCTCCGCCAGATCGGTAAAGCCTGCGAACTCGGCCTGGGCTACGGCGGCGGCGTTGCGGCGTTCCTCCAGTTCGCCAAAAACCTCGGCCTGGACCTGTACGAAATGGCGCGCGTGATGAAAGGCACGTTCCCGGACCACATCTGGGCGGCCGCAAAACGCGGGTACGAATACGCCAAAATCAACGAGAAGAAGCGCCCGCCGAAGCCGGGCAAGAAAGACGAGCGCCCTACCTTCATCCTGCCGAAGAGCGTGTGGCTGACCTGCGACGCGATCAAACGTATGTGGCGCGAATCGCACCCGGAAACCGTAGCGTTCTGGGCCGAACTGGAAGGCGCTGTATTGGCCGCTATCCGTAATCCGGGTAAATCGTACTGGGCTGGCGCGAACGTGCGCGAGGATGGCCGCCAGGCGCTGAAAATTATGCGCACGAAGGCGAAGCACGATCCGACGTTCGACGAGGACCGGGACGACCCTGACGAGGCGGGTTGGTGGTTGAAAGTCGAGTTGCCGTCCGGTCGCATCATGTCTTACCCTGGCATCGGCCTGTCTGTCCAGACGGAAGTTGACGAGGACACCGGGAAGAAGAAGACCAGCACCCGGATCAAGTACCAGGGCGAGAACCAGACGACGCGCCAGTGGGGGTGGCAATACACCTACGGTGGCAAGCTTACGGAAAACATCGTCCAGGCGCTGTGCCGCGATATCCTGGCCTGGTCCATGCCGCACGTCGAGGACGGCGGGTATCCGATCATCCTGTCAGTACACGATGAGCTGATCACAGAAACGCCGGACGAGCCGGACTATACGGCGACCGAGTTAGAGCGCTTAATGTGCATCCTACCGACGTGGGCACAAGGGTTCCCGCTGGCCGCAGAGGGTGACGAGTTAATGAGGTATCGCAAATGATTTATAAGAAAATTCGCGTTGACGTGTACGGCCGCACTGTCTGGATCACCCGCGATATTGAGACGGCCAAGCGCCTAGTGTGGAAGCAATGTGGCCGCCGTGTTACCGATGAGGATTTTTGCTGTAAAGGGTTCACGGCGAACGGTTTTGGTAACAATGTTGTATGGCTGCACGAAGATTCATGGGTGCATACCCTGGCGCACGAAATGACGCACGTAGCCCTTAACATCTTCCATTATGCCGGGGTTGATGTTGACGCAAACAACCAGGAGCCTACTGCCTATCTGGTCGGATATCTCACAGGTGCGGCGTTCTACTGGATGGAGGCGGGAAAATGACCCCTGAAGGGAAAATCCAGGCCCACCTTCGCAAGCTGGTTAAGGCAGAGGGCGGGCTTACGAGAAAGGTACGTTGGGAGGGGCGCAATGGCGCGCCCGACCTGCTGGTCCTGCTCAACGGCACCACATGGGTAGAGGTGAAAGCCCCTGGCGAGTTTCCGAAGCCCCACCAGATAGAAGAGCACCGCCGTATGCGCGAGCGCGGCGCGGACGTCCGGGTAATTGACACAATCGAAGGTTGCGAATTATTGGTTGCGGAATTGGTCGCACGGCGGTATGATTCCCCGGTTAAAGGTCGAAGGAGACGTAAATGTTAGAAACAAAAACATGTGTGACGTGCGGCAAAGAAAAGCCGCTGGAAGAGTTTCACAAATACACCGGGCGAACCGCCCGAAGCCCCGATGGACACCGCGCCGAGTGCAAAAAGTGCCGGAATGGAAAAGAACGCGAGCGCCAACGGCAATATCGCGAAGCACGCAAACAGGCCGAGTAATCGGCCTTATTTCGAGGATTAGACCATGAGCAAACCACATTATCGACTCGTCAAACTGCGCGACTGCCCCGACGGTGC